GTGAATCTGTTGAAAAGCCTCTTCAGTGCCACCGCCGCATAGCTGAGAATCGTTCGGTAGTAGAGAAAAACTATGAAATTATGCAACTTTATAGACCTAACATCTCTTACATGGGTAAGAAGACCATTAACTACAACGTGGTCAATTTCGAGCCCGAATTTAACAAACTTTCAATCACGAAACTGCTATTTTCTGACGGCCAAGGCTCGATGAATTTGGATGCGCTATATAGATGTTTCCGAGCAATCTCGGAGACAAATAAAAAATAAATATTTGCTTGACATTTGGTCGTGTCGTGTTATATTTACATTACGTTCGGAGGAAATATGGAACAGAGGAAAGAATCATTTGACAGGCTTGGAAAGAACTTCCAAGAAAAGCTTTGTCAGCTAATGTTGGAGGATCGCCCATTTTGTGATCAGATTGAGGAAGTCCTCAATATTAATTTTTTTGAGAAGGCTTATTTAAGAGCTTTTTCCAAGATAATCCTTGATTATCGAGAGCAATATAAGCTTCATCCCACTTACGATCTTCTCGCAATGAAGATCAAGGGTGACATTGTTGATGTGGATAGGGTGGTTCAAGGACAATTGCGAGAATATTATGCCAGAGTCTTGTCGACTGATGTCACCGAGGCAGAGTGGGTAAAGGAAAAAGCACTAGACTTTTGTCGTAAGCAAGTTTTGAAAGAAGCTATGCTTCAATCAGTAAAACTTTTGAAGTCTTCTTCGTTTGACGAGATCCAAAAAGTCATCGAGAACGCATTGAAACTTGGAACAGATAATAACTTTGGTCACGATTATTTGATGGATTTTGAAGATAGGTTTCTAATTAAATCAAGGAACCCTGTTTCTACTGGTTGGCCTAGAATTGATAACCTCGTTAAGGGCGGACATGGATCTGCTGAACTTGGTGTTGTTATTGCCCCAACTGGTGCTGGAAAGTCAATGGTTCTGGTTCATTTAGGAGCAGAGGCTGTAAAAGCTGGTAAAACTGTCGTTCATTATACGTTAGAATTAGCAGATACAGTTGTAGGCAGTCGTTATGATTCATGTATTACCGGAGTCCCGTTGAGAGATCTGTTGTCAAACAAACAAAGAATTAAAGATTCTGTCCAAGATATAGAAGGACACCTTATTGTTAAGGAATATCCTACTAAGTCTGCATCTCCACGAACAATTGCCAACCACATAGAAAAACTGAAGAAGCGCGGAATCAAGCCCGACGTAGTCATTATAGATTACGCAGACCTTCTTCGACCAGTAAGACACACTAGCGAAAAGCGCCATGATCTTGAGAATATTTATGAAGAACTGCGCGCCATCGCTCAAGTAAATGAGTGTCCGGTATGGACAGCTTCACAAACAAACCGTTCTGGTTTGAATGCCGAAGTCATTACGATGGAGTCTATCTCTGAAGCGTTCAATAAGTGCTTCGTTGCAGACTTTATCTTTTCATTGTCTCGGACTATCCAAGACAAACAAGCAAATAAAGGACGATTCTTCATAGCAAAGAACCGCAACGGACCAGACGGAATTGTTTTTCCAGTTTTTATGGACACTGCGAATGTTTCTATAAAGGTGCTCGAGCCTACTGATGAAGATGATAACGAGGGTTCTCCTATGGAGACACCCAAGCAAGCCCTGTCCTATTTAAAAGACAAATACGCTAAACTGAATAAATCAAAATAACGAGGAGACCTATGAGATGGAATTAGCCAACAAGATCCTTTCGGACATAACTGTATACATGAAGTATGCACGATATCTTGAAGATGAAAATAGACGAGAAACCTGGAATCAACTTGTCACGAGAAATATGAACATGCATATTAAAAAATTTCCAGATTTAGAATTAGAGATAAGACGTGCCTATGAGTATGTCTATGATAAAAAGATTTTGCCGTCAATGCGCTCTATGCAATTTGCCGGCAAACCTATTGAAGTTAGTCCGAATAGAGTTTTCAATTGCGCCTATTGTCCGATTGATGATATGAGAGTCTTTGGCGAAGTAATGTTCCTTCTTTTAGGAGGTACAGGGGTAGGTTTTTCAGTACAACAACATCATATTGAAAAACTTCCTGTTATTAACAAACCAAATGTTAAAAAATCCCGTCGTTATTTGATTGGAGATTACATCGAAGGTTGGGCCGATGCCGTCACAGCGTTGGTCAAAAGCTATTTCAAAGGAACCTCTCGATTGCGGTTTGATTATTCAGACATTAGACCTAAAGGCGCTGCGCTTGTAACTAGTGGAGGAAAAGCTCCCGGCCCGCAGCCATTGAGAGAGTGCCTGGTTAAAATTGACGGCTTACTCTCTGAGAAAGAAAATGGAGATCAACTTTCTTCCATCGAGGTTCATGATGTTGTTTGCTATATAGCAGATGCTGTCCTTGCTGGGGGTATTCGCCGGGCTGCTTTGATCTCCTTGTTTTCCGCCACCGACGAAGAGATGCTAGCAGCCAAGACAGGTAATTGGTGGGAGACCAATCCTCAACGAGGTCGTGCCAATAACTCCGTTGTTGTTATGAGACACAGAGTCGATGAAGAGAGATTTATGAATCTGTGGGAACGCATCCGCTTATCTGGCTGCGGAGAACCAGGGATTTACCTGACAAATGACAAAGATTACGGTTGCAATCCTTGTTGTGAGATTTCATTGCGACCGTTTCAATTTTGTAATCTTACGGAGGTTAATGTAAGTGATGTTCAAGATCAAACTGACTATGAAAATCGTAGCCGCGCTGCTGCTCTTATTGGTACACTGCAAGCTGCATATACTGATTTCCATTATCTTCGCCCCGTTTGGCAGCGAAACACTGAGAAGGATTATCTTATAGGCGTTTCAATGACTGGAATAGCTTCGGGCAAAGTTCTTAATTTAGATATGAAGTCCGCAGCAGACGCAGTTAAAAAAGAGAATGCTCGTATAGCAAAGCTAATTGGTATTGGACCAGCATCCCGTTGCACAACTACCAAGCCGGCTGGAACAACTTCACTTGTTCTAGGAACTTCGAGCGGAATCCATGCATGGCATAATGAATATTATATTCGTCGTCTGCGGGTTGGAAAAAACGAGCCAATTTACAATTTTATGGCCAAAAACCACCCACAGCTTATTGAAGACGAATATTTTAGACCACGCGACACTGCTGTAATTAGCATCCCGCAGAAAGCTCCTCCCGGTGCAATAACAAGAGATGAGTCTGCTCTCGATTTGCTCAAGAGGGTTAAAAAGGTACATCAAGAATGGGTCCGTCGAGGTCACAGAAAAGGACAAAATAGCAATAACGTTTCCGCCACAGTTACTATAAAACAAGACGAATGGGAAGAGGTGGGAAGTTGGATGTGGAAAAATCGTAAATTTTACAATGGTTTATCTGTTTTGCCCCACTCTGATCACACATATAAGCAGGCTCCATTTGAAGATTGTGATAGACAAACCTATGAAAATATGTTACAATCTTTAGTGAAGATAAACTTATCTGAAATTAAAGAAGAAGAAGACAACACTGATTTGCAAGGCGAAATCGCTTGCGCCGGAGGGGCTTGTGAAGTAACTTTTTAATGCTATTGACATAGTTATTATGTGGAATACGGCGATTTAAAGATTGGAGATTTAATAGAATTCGAAGTCAAAGGTCTTGGGGGTTCTTATGTTGGTCTCATTATGGGTGTCTTCGAGGACCCGTTTATGCTTGGAGCAACAATTTGCGAAATCTACCTAGCAGATAATGATTATGTTTATTTGGCAGAATCAGAGTTGAAATGCTGGAATTTATTATCAAGAAAGGAGAAATTATGAATTTTGTTCCATTTAATAGACATTTACTTGTCAAGCCTCTCGAAGAAGAGGAAGAAGAATCAGATAGTGTTGTTATGTTACCAACAGATTATGTAAAACCCACGTCACTTTATCTTGTGTGCGAAGTTTTGCATGTTGCTGGTGATTGCAATATAGAAACAGTAAGCAGCGGCAACCAAATAGTAGTTGAAAGAAGAATGCTACACAAAATTGATGTTGAGGGTGAAACTTTCTATTTAGTATTGGAAAATTATGTTTTTGGGAGATTAAAATAATGAAATTAAACAAAGAAGTTCTAAAACAATTGATTAACGAGGTTGTTCAAGAGAACGCCAAATCAATGATCTTGGAGGGCCCTCAAGATTCTAAATATGATAAGATTATTAAAATCTTAAGAGAGGCTCCCTATGGCTCCGTCGCAATTATGTCGGGCCAATTTCCCATGGGCCAAGCTCCGGATCCCAATGCATCGGATATAGAAGATCGAAGAAACGCAACTAGAAAGGGCGCGTTAGAGGCAGAGATTAAAAATATGAATTTAGGCTTTCTTCGTGTTGGGGGAAAATTTGGACCAAATATTGAACAATCCGTGTTGGTTTATGATCCCACACAGAATCGTCGAGTCAGTATGCGAGAACAGATGGAATTCTTGGAGAAGGTTGAAATCTTATGTAGAAAGTTTGACCAATGGGGCTTTGTTGGTGGCCATAAAATCACAGTGGACACTTCTCAGGGCGAACAAAGTTCTTATGAATTTACCATGTACATGGTTGATTATGACGAGCACATGGGTTTTATGAAAGACCCTCATTCTAAGCCTACCAACGTTGTAGTTGGGCACGACGAACTATCATCTGCTGATAATTTTTATTCTTTTGACCCCACAAGTGGCAAAAAGTTTGGCATGGAGCTTTACGAGTACATGACTCGAGATCCAAATGTTATCGAGGTCGATGCTCCAAATTCAGTTATTGAAGCCATGCGCAAAGCCAGTCAGCATCCCGGCAAAAAGATTAAATTTGTCCGGAGAAAGAATGGGTGAGTATTCTAAGACAATTGATCTCTATGGTGATGAGATCGGCAGGGTTGATTACATTGATCATCTCGGCAGTGACCTTACCATTGTCAATGCTGCTAGGGTTTCTTTTGGCTGTGAAAAGTCTGAACTTGATAAGAGAGACAAGCGACTTATCAATTATCTTATTAAGCACCGACACACTAGCACTTTGGAGCATAATGTTGTTACTCTTAAATTCATCGTGCCTCTTTATGTGCGCTCTCAACATCACCGGCATCGGACTTGGTCCTATAACGAAATTTCTCGCAGATATACAGACAAAGACTTGAGGTTTTATCAACCAGTGGAATTTAGAACTCAACACAAATCGAATCGACAAGCCAGTAATCCAGAAGAGACAATAAACCCTATGCTTGAACTTTACGATCCAGCGTGTAGTCATCCGATTAGAGTTCTTGCTTCGCGAAGAATTCAAGAGTATCACAGAGAGACACTTAGCTTGTTTGATGAACTTCTTGCTGGTGGAGTTTGTCGAGAACAGGCG